CGATTGTCCGGGATCGAGCGGATCGGTTATCGAAAGAGCGTTCTTTTCGGATAATTCAAATATGCCTTCGAGTGATCCGGTTACCTGAATGGCGATGTCCAACAGGCTTTGCGATTCTAATACTTTCGCTTCCATTTCAAATAGAATATTATTACAAACACGATTGTCAATGCCACACCCCAAACCGGAAAAGAAAAGCCCGTATTCGTTTGCTTTCTTTCTTCAATTTCAGTAACGGTGTGATCGCTTTGGTTTTCTTCTTGGGTAAATTCTTTTGTTTCGTATATTACCCTGTTTTCTGTCTTTTTTTCTGTTGCATCGGTTTCGTTAGTCAAATCGATATGGTTGATCTCCGAGACGGGGGGCAAACCTGTGAGGCTGTCGGGCGGTTTGTCTGTATCGTATTTTGTTTGATCAATATGGATATTTAAACGTTGTTTAAATGCTTTTTCAATGGCGCGGTTGACCGCTTCATCCAACCTTTGTGTTTCCCATTGTGTACGTTGCAATTCAGTGTCTTTTTTTTCGTTCCATGAGAGGTCTTGTTTTGACTTGCAACTAAATAGGGTTAAAGCCAGACAAAATGAGACAAGCAAAAGCAAAATATATAGTAACGTGTTAATTTTTTTCATATCCTTATGATTGAGAGAAATATAAATCGGCTTCATCTTTTCGCCTTTTGACCAGACCACCTAGAACTGTCTTAACACCGTCAACCGTTCCGAATTTCCATCGTGAGAACTCGTACCGGATAGCCGGATCGTTAGGATTGGCTTTTATTTTCCGTAACAATGTCGATTTTTGGAAATTACCGACACCTGCATTAAAGACAAAGGACACCAGCGCATCAAACTGATTCTGGTTAATGTTCAATCCTTGTTTGTTGATGGCATTTTCAGCGGTCTGCAAATCTTCGCGCAAAAAGGTAACCGCCTGATCTTTTGATATTGTTTGACCTAGTTTTACGCCTTTGGTGTGCCCCCATCCGATGGTCGGAATGCCACAAGCATCGAGATAGGCGTTTAACTCTAAATTTTCGTGGGCTTTGATCAATTGTATGGCTCTATCGCTTGTTTTCATCGTGTTCGTCTTTATTATTAATTATTTTCACCTTGTAAGAGTAATCGATGCCGAAGATCGCTCCCACAAACGTTAATATCTCACCGAATGCTATTAGTACGGAATTATCAATTATACCAACAGGAGGAACGCAAAACCCGGCTATCAGCAAACCGCAACCAACCACTATTAGGACGGCGGAAACTATTAACTGGAATCTAAGCTTGTCTTTCATAATTATAAATCAATTGAGAATTTTGATATATCATTGCCCGTTATCCTTATTCTGGCATTAATACCGTCAGAGGAAAGCTCTGATTTCAATTCCGTTATAAACTTTTGCTTTTCGTGTGCCGATATTGGTTTTTTGAGGTATTTATCAATACCAAAACCTAATGTGGGAACTTCTTTAAATTCACCTTTTTGTGCTATTATAATGAATTTGCATCGTTGATAATTAATATTACCTAATACCAGGCCCTGTGTAATGAACCCGTTTCTGTCTTTCTTTACAGTTATCTGCAGATCGTTATTTTCATCAACTAAAATACCTGTCATTGCTTTATATCTTTATTTTCGAACATTTGCACGTTGGGTGAAGATGTTGTTGGTTCAAAAGTCAAACCAAGCGGTGAACCGTTACCTGCTACAAGGTGAGTTAATAAGAGGGTTTTCAATGTTTGCAAATCAGCAAAAACAAGTTTCATCCAATCAACCATATTACCAATTTTAACCAAGCCTTCGTTTTTGCCATCATTGAAAATAAAACCTTCCTTATCCATTATAAAAGTTTGTTCACCGATCTTGATTTTAACTTTTTCAACCTCTGAACATTTGACAATCACCGCTTCTGTTTTCAGATTTTCCACAATAGCCACCAGCACATTGCTGCCTTCTTTCGGATATACCGTTACATAGCTTTGCAGATCATCATCGATTGCATTCAGCAATACATCAAACAGGGTGGGTGCTTCATCACGTTCTACTGTACAGGTACTTTCAGTTACCTCTGTAACCACACCCCAGCAAACCGTTTTAATCTGTATATTTGCAGCCTGTGATTTTATTGCATTCTCGATTGCCTGTTCAAGTTGTCCCATTATATTACTTTAATACCGCTTTAAAATCGTTTAATTTCGATTATCTACCTGCAAGCCGTACATTTTATCATTCACACGTTTTAGGGCCTTATAAATCAAATTTTATAGCTTAATGTGTTTTTACGTGAAAAACCTGATGATTCATTGTAACTTATATTTACTTTTTCGATCAAGTATTTGCCTGCACGATCAGGTTCAAGACTGTCACGTATTTCAAGTGCATCACCTGCATGGGTTCGTGGTAAACCAAATCCAGTGATATCGCCAGTATAGCCATCATAAACCGTTTTTGCCATCACTGCATTGGCACGTTCGCGAAGTTCAGCTTCAGTCATCGGCCCGGCAAAGTTTAAAGTACGTTCCGATGCATCCTTTTCCTTATTACCTACAACCACCACTGTATTTTTCTTTGCTTTACCTTTAACTTTACCATTATGTGCAATGGCTTTATACCGTACCTTAAAATCTTCTTTTCGTTTGAACTTCAGATCGTTCTTCTTTACATTAGCCAGGTATAAGTTATCTTCAGGTGCATTGATGGTGTAAATATGAGTATCTGTCTTTTCGCCAAATTCATAAGCCAGGCCAACTTTCAAAACACCTTCCTGCAGCCTGCTGTATAGTCCGTAATGCTTCATCAAGTCCTGAAGCACGGCAAAGGCACTGGCATTGTCTATCTGGTATTTTCCGATCCTTACATCAGGACAATCAAATTTTATAGATGATGGTATAATGTCTGTCAGTACCTGTTTAAGTGTTGCATCTTTATAGCTTTTGATATAATTGGTCTGTCTTAAAGGATAGGTTTCATCATCACAATGAATGATCAGCGGTATATCGCTTTCTATTTCACGGATGTAACCAGTAAATTCACGTACATAATCACCATCATAACCGCTGTCAATGGTTACTTTGTCACCAGCTTTGAATTGTTCCAGAATCGGTGATCCATTGAGTTTACCGTAATTGCGTGGTATGGTGATTTTAGCAGTGTTACTCATTTCAAGTATATTTTCATCAATTTCAAAAGCATTGATGTTTTGCAGCAACACATTACCAAGCTGTACTTGTGCTGTCATGTTGATAAATAGCAGCATAGCGCATGTTATTAAAATTGTTCTTTTCATTCTTTATTTTTGATTAATAAGTTGATATTCTATTGATTTGGTTGCTCTCGCAGAAATGTCGTATGCAATGGTATCTTCGTATCCTTCTACAAATTCAATATTGATATCCTGGATCACGATAGAATCGACACGGACTGCAGCCAGTATTTCACTGGATACCTTCCAGATGCTGTTTACTTCGAATATGTCATTAATGGTTTCCAGTTTATCAAGTGGAAAACGGTGTTCTTCCATATCGATCAGCAGGCCCTTAAAAGTGATCTGGTAAGGTTCGGTATTGAACCGTTCAATCACTTCAATATCGCTGTTGTCGATAGGTGTAATGATTAGCCTTTTACTTCTTTTCAGGCTGATGATCGGAGGCGTGGCAAATACTTTACTGTATTCTTCAGCCAATTCGCGGTAAGCAAACAGGTACTGATCAGAATCGTTGTAAAGCATCACTTCATCGAAATGAGTGTTATTGTCAAACACGTAAACTGATGCCTGAAAATTGGTATCGTGTCTTTGCTTTATAGCCCTGTCAAAACCAGCCTCGATAAGTGCATTGCTGATGTGTCCTGGTGTAAAATCAAACGCTGTCTGATACCTGCCTGTAAAATCAAAATTCATAATACTATACCTCTTAAAAAGCCTTCGTTACCTAACCATTGTAATTCTTTCCACCGCTTTGCATATTCGTAATCATCCAGTATATCGGGATTCTCTTTAAAATAGAAGCGTATCATTGCATCCAACATTGCAAAGAACTGATCGTCTTTACCTTCCTGTAAGCAACTTTCTAAATCCTCAATTTTGGGAATGTCAGAAAGTTGCGTTAGCAGTTTTTTACGACTGCACGTCTTACAGGGATCAGTTCAGCGATACCAGATAATGCACCATAGAATAAGCCATCATCAGCCAGGATTTCATCTTTATGAGAAAGCAGGCAGGCCTTTACAAGTATTTCCTGTGCTTTTTTCGGATCATTGGCCTCGTATCTTTGATATTGGCCGACAACAGTACGTGATGGCACTGCAGCAAGAACGGTTTTGGTTTCACCACTTTCATCATTGATGATATCTATGAATTTAACTTTGCCTTCACCGTGTTTCTTTTTAGCTTCTGCAATCATTTCTGCAGTTATGCCTGCAGGCAGTTCTTGATTTTTTGTTTCTTCTTTCATTGTTTTACACTATATTAAGTTTCATATCCAGGACAAACATTTCATATTCGTTTGACAGCTCACCATCGCCTGTAACTTCACGCTTGTTACCTGTGAATTTCATCCAGACGATATCATGTATCATTTCATTTTCAAAGTTTGCAAAGGTTATATTGACAGGGAACGGCCTGATCAATGCTATATCACCAAACTTTTTTTCAAGATCAGCAGCAACATCCAGTGCCAGTGTCATGGTCGATTCAAAATCAATTTGCCCCATTCGCCAACCTCTCGGCTTTCTTCTAAGGCCTCTTTGATATTCATGTGCATACTGGTAACCATAGGTTATTGCAAGCGGATCGAAATCGTATATTCCAGCAACGGTAACTGTTACATCACCTGCAGAATACAATTCACCCATTCTTTTTATACGTGCCATTATGCTTGATTTTTAAGATTGATAGTTCCTAATATCTCATTAATACAGCCTGTTGGCACAACACCGAAATCAATATTCAGAACTTTAGCAATCAACAGATCACTGTTAGCGTCTGTATATGTTTTGCCTTCTGATATCAGTTCATTACCTGCCATGCGATCAAATTCCTGATCGCCTATTGCATTGTAATAGCCAACCATACCAGTTGGCAGTTTACCATTTTCAAGCTGTACAGGTTTCTTTACTTCAGGCAGGTACACACGGCGCAAATTGCGCTTTGACTCATCCATCGTGTGACTGTAATAAATCATGTGCTGGTTTATATTGCCTTGTGCATCCAAAATGATCGGTGCGCATACGTGTCCATCGTTCCACCAATAACCTGTAAGGCCCTGATATTTGATAGGGAATACATACCCTTTGTCATTCAATGTTTCCAGGCTTTCAAAAACTTCACTGTATTTTTTGTGATTACTCAAGCCTCCGATGATCCAGACACCTTGTATTGCATCTGTCAGGTTTTGCGTTTCCACTTCTCCGGGATTACGGTTCCAGGGCTGTGAAGCTATCACACCCAGAAAAGTACCTACATCTGCAAACTTTTCACCCAGATCATCAAGGGTATCAGCATAGACCCAATCCTGACCAAATACAATGGTTACTTTGGTTGCTTCAAGTGCTGCATCACCGACTTTCAGCGCACGTAGGTCAATTGCGCCTGAAACATCATCAGCAAGCGCACGGCCTTCCAGAATAGTATGCAAAGGCATATCTTTGTCATCAGTCCATACTGCAAACTGTTGTAGCGGTTGAATAGCAGCCCTTACATCGGAATTGAAGCCATCAGTCATTGTTTCCTGATATTCTGCAGCTGGGTTATATCCAAAGGCCAAATCGGATATCATGCCTTCTGCTTCGACAACCAGTGTTTTAGCATCAGCAATCATTTCAGCAGGTTTTACTGTTTGTTTTACCAGCCTAAGATGCAATGCACGACCTTCACCTGCACGGCGGTAAAATTCGGATATATGCCTGAACACCCTTACTTTATTTGTTGTGTCGTATTCCTCTGTTATGCCTATTGCTTCAGCATCAGAAGGCCTTAACAACTTGTAAGTGGTGTTTAATTGGGCCTTATCCTGAACCGACACACCGTTACAGATTAAGCCAAATTCACGGCTGTCACCTGCAACGTTTGCACCAATCCTGCCTTCTTTTAATGTTACACCTCTTAAACTCATATAAGCTTAGTTTTTAAGTTCAGCAATGCGATCTTCACATGCTTTTATAATTGTTTCACGGCCTGCACCTTCAAGTTCCATGTCAAGGATTATCTGAACTTCATCGATGGTTTGTGATACCTTGATTTCAGCCAGTTCTTTAGCTTCAGCATCATCAGCTGTAAAAGAAGTGGAGTAATCCAATTTCTGATACTTCTTTTTGTCACCTTTTACCGACAATTGCGCACGGTTCTCACTGGTGAAGTATTCACCTTTTTCGTTAATGAAAAGGGTATCCGTTTTCAGCTGTCTGGCAATACCTTTGCCTTTTTCAATTTGTTCTTGATTTGCTTTCATTCTATGCTGTTTAAAATGTGAATGATTGTTTTTACTGCTTATCAGATACTATTGCAGCAAAACCTGCACTGATTAAAGGCAATGCGATGAAATAGTTACGGAAACTTACCAGGTTACGCTGGTTTTGTGGATCGGTTTTAGCTTCTGAATAGTACATTTTTGTTATACCGGTTGCTTTACCTGTTTTTTCAACAGGGAATATCACAGAAGCACGTGCAGATGTTGCTGTTGGCAATGCACCAAAAGAAAGTTTTCCTTTTGTAGCTGCATCATAATACGGAGTTTTAGAATATGCCCTGATCTCAAAACCTAACTGATTAGTTATGATACCATCTTTGAAATTGGCATAACTCTTTGTAAAATTAGTATCAGCTAAACACAGGTCATTCACATGATCCTGGCATAACACCAAACGGAAACCTTCAATTTCTATATCAGCTGCAGCATATCTTTCACGTAAACTAACTACATCTTCCCATGTCAGGCGTTTGCGTCCACCAGGTGCAACCGCACCAGTTGTAAGCAATACAGGTGTATTTACAGTATCAGCTGCAGGCCCAAAAGCATGGATTGCTTTTCCTAATCGGTTTTTTACAAGGGCTGTACTATGAGAATCTTTCACATTTTTGATTTTATCATGTGCCAAAGCATATAATTCATCATCTGTGATAGGAGTTACTTTCGTCTGGTACTTATCCAGCGCAATGGGAATATCTTCACCATTTAGTTCCTGAATAGGAATAGGATATGTGCTATTATTAATCAACACATCAGGTTCAACACCAAAGAAAGTGGAATGTATTACTTGTGCTTCATCATCACCAGTTACATACTGGCTGTAATCTTTCACACCATCCAGAAAGGTATCTTTCAGCCCCGCATTGAAGCCCTTTACCACTTCTTTAGTCCAAACCTCTCTATAAACTGTTGCCATAAAATATAATTTATTTTTAGTTAGTGAATCGTTTGTTTACGCAGGTTCAACACCATATTCAGCTTTATACAAAGCTTTGAATTGTGCTGGATTTTCATGCGGCATTTTAAATAATACTTCAGGTGCATTTTCCTGATACCAGTTCCAGTCTTTTGAAGCATCCGCACCAGGCGTACCTTTGCTTTCATGTTTGATCAGGCTGGTAATGTCAGTAGTTACACCACTACCAGGTATTTGAGGTTTCAGGATTGCAGCCAGTGCATCGACACCACTGGTTTTACCAATGGTTTCATAAGTTGTACGCAGATCACCTGCAGGAATACTTGCATTATCAAGCATTGCTTTGATTGTTGCTGTTGTTTTCGCTTCAGCTTCAGTTCTCAATGTTGATATGGCATTATTCAGAGCTTCGAACTTTTTTGATAGTGCTGCAACAACATCAGCCTCTGAACTCTCTGATGTAATTCCTTCTAATTTGAATGCAGCGATCAGTAATGTTACTAATGGATTCATTTGTACATTGTTTTTATTGTTTTTGTTATCTAAAAAGGCAGCAAAGCGGTTGTACATCGCTTCTGCTGTCAAGCCTTGTGAAATTTCGTTGTCCAGGATTTTAATGTTTTTGGCGGTTGCTGGCAGTTTCTTTTTTGCAAAGCCGTACTGAACCATTTCATCAGCAGTCAGCCAGTGATCTTTTCCATCAAACCATTTGGCTTTTATTTCTTCTGCAGTCATATTGGTACGTTCCGAAACTCGTTTTATAAAGTTATCTTCCATATCTCGCAGCAATTTGGCAGTAGCAAGATGTGAATCAGCATCACCATCATCAAAGCCTGATGGTCGGTGTGCCATACCGAAACCGTTATCTGCAATAAATACATTTTCTATTGCAGGAAGCATGAAGAAACCCATTGATGCAGCAACACCATCAATAATGATATTTACTTTCAGGCTGGTACGCTGTAAAGCATTGTACATAACATTACCTTCAAATACAGAACCGCCGTAACAGTGCATTCTGATGGTTACTTCTGTATAGCCTTTAGCTTCAAAACCATCAAGTAATGAACTGAAGCTGTTACCATCTGTGAAAAAGCCACCGATATTACCGTACAGCTTTGCTTCTACATGTTTTTTATTAAGTTCTTTAATCTGCATAATCCTTTACATAATCCTGTTTTAAAGCGATTTTAAACCATTTGAGAAGGCTAATTTATAATGCTTTGAAATAGGAATAACTATGCTAAACAAAGCCATTTTATTAAACAGTAAAGCCACTTTATTAAATGGTTAAATGGCTTTATTATCCGTTTGCCAAGACCTAAATATTCCAAGTATTTTGTTGCTAAAAACTCTGTACTGATGGCTAAGAAAACAGCAGAAAAAACTAAAAAAGGAAAAGCGACACCTAGCGAACTAAAACAGGCTGAATATCTATTTGTGGAAAGAAGGTTATCACTTCAGGCAATTGCCAAAGAAATGGAACGCAATATCAAAACCATAATAGATTGGCGGGACAAAGGAGCATGGGAGGAAACAAAGGAATTATTTCATACAGGGCCGACACAGTTAAAAAAATCGTTGTTACAGGCTGCTATGCGTGTAATGAATGGTGAAGTCAGGAAAGATGAAAAAGGTAATGAACTGAAAGAAGTTGATGCCGATTCATTAAGTAAAATAATGAAAGCATACGACTATGTTAGCAAAAAAGCCAGTCCTGCTGTTTGTCGTGATATTCTGGTTGAACTTGACAACTTTGTCAGTGAACGCGAACCAAAGCTTGCTGCTGAAATGACACAGTATCACAGAATGTTTTTAGTGTACAAAATTCAACAGGAAAATGGCAGTAACTAATTACGATAAAATATTAAGATCGTATGATGAAAGCTGTAAGAGGGTTCAGAAAGCAGCTTACTTTGATATACATGAAACGCTTGAACAAAAATACAAGCGTATCAGGTATCTTGAAGCTGATTTTGACAGATGGTGGAAACACCATTTCAAACATTATGCAACTTGTGAAAGCGCACCTTTTCATCTGAAAATAGATGATATCGTTATCAAAAACAAAATTTTAAAGCTGCTGAATGATGCCTTTCGTGGTTCTGCAAAATCAGTAAGAACCGTTGTCGGTCTGTCTTTATATCTGGCATTGGTTAAAAAAGAAATGTGGTTCATGCTTCTTATTGGCCAAACAGAAGATAAAGCAATTGAATTGCTGGCTGATATCCAGGCAGAGCTGAAGCATAACCAACGGCTTATAAATGATTATGGTGAACAATTTCAGCATGGTGATTGGGCTGAAGGTAATTTTACCACTAAAGATGGTGTAAAATTCATGGCTTTGGGATTCGGGCAAGATCCACGTGGTTTGCGAAATGGTGAACACAGGCCCGATTATATAGTAGTGGATGATATTGATACCCTGAAAAGATGTAACAATGATCGCCTGATACGTGAAGCAGTAGACTACATCACAGGCACGCTTTGGGGTTGTTTCGACAAAGGCAATGAAAGGTTTATTTTTAATAATAACCTGATACATAAAAATTCAATCATGGCAAAACTAATAGAATTAGCAGTTATTGCCAATAAACAAGCCAAAGAACAAAACCTGCCTAAAACATTCTTTCATGTAAAAACAAAGGCAATCCTGGATGAGAATTTCACACCAGCGTGGCCTGGTAAATATGATGCAGAATACTGGAAGGAAAAGAGAGCATCAACACCTTTCAGGTCGTGGATGCGTGAATATATGTGTACACCACTGGTTGATGGTACTATTTTCAATCCTGAATGGATGCAGTATAAAAAGATACTGCCATTACACAGGTATGACAGCCTGGTATTGTACGGTGACTTATCCTATAAAGACAAAGGAGATTACAAGGCACTTGTATTGGTGGGTAAGATTGGCCGTGAATTTCATATCATAGATGCTTTTGTAAGACAAACTTCACGTGCTGCATGTGCTGTTTGGCTGTATGATCTGTATGAAAGATTGAAGCTGAACAAATACAATATTTCATACCTGATTGAAGGCCTTTTTGCACAAGATGAATTTATAAATGATTTCGACCAGGAAGGTGATCAGCGTGGTTACTATGTACCAGTAGTTGCAGATAAAAGCAGTAAAGGCAATAAATATGATCGTATTGAAAGCATGGCTGGGTTCTTTGAACGCCTGAATGTATTCTTTAATGAAGCTTTGAAAAACAATACTGACATCATAAACCTGATTGATCAGTTACTGGCATTTGAAAAAGGCAGCGGTGCGAACGATGACGGGCCTGATGCTTTACAGTCTGCCATCGCTGAACTGAACAAAGCGACTTTCATAGAAAAATTTGAAATAATAACAACACCCAGAACACAGGGTAAAAACCGCTTCTAAATATGGCAAGATTTATACTTGAAACTGATTATGATATGCAGATTAAGCAGGAAATAATACGCTTGCTTACAGCACAAGAATTTTATAAAAGTGGGAAACTGGTAAGGGCCGAACAAACAGCCATCAAACAGATACGCAACAGGGTAGGTAAAAGATATGACTGTGACAAAATATTCACACCTGCACAAATAGCCGTAGGGATGATATATAAACCTGCTGTAGAATTAATTAATGACTTAACGACAACATACCCGGATGCACAAAAAGATTGGGCTGTAAAGGTTATTGAGACAGGTGGTTATATATACCAATTTGATGGCAATAACTGGAAAAGGACAATCTATTTAGATACACGTGATGAATGGATTGTAACCATAACTATTGATATTGGACTGTATCACCTGTACAGCCAGACAGGTATGAAAGATATTCCACAACACAGGCAGGATCGATACCAGGATGCACTTGACTGGCTCAAAGATGTAGGTAATGGTGATACCATACCAGAACTGCCTGCACTAGTTGATGAAGATGGCAATGAATACAGCGAGGTAATAATTAACAGCAGGCCTCAAGAAAACCAACGATGGTAAAACTTTAAAAATGCTTTAAAATGAGTTTATTCGATTTTTTCAAAAGAACACCAGTATCACAGATTGATAAACAGAAGCTGGTTAATGATATAGTTTTACAGATCGCACAAGAATTTCAGGATCGCAGCAGAAAGAACATTACCAAATGGAGAGATTCAAACACAGCAGCGGAAAACCCTGATGATCCACGCTGGTATTTGCTTCAGGACTTAATTGATGATCTTATACTGGATGCACACCTTGCATCCGTTATCGATGTGCGTAAATCTGCAACACTTAATCACCGCTTCTATGTAAGGGATAAGAAAACAAAAGAAACACTGGAAGAACAAACCGATTTTTTAAACAAGCAATGGTTTTATGAATTTCTTGATAGTGCGCTTGATTCTGTTTTTAGGAAATATACCATTGCACAATTTTTCAGGGTAAATGACAAACCGACATTTAAACTTATTCCACGTAGAAATATTTGTCCTCAAATGGGACGTATGTACATTGAAGTTTCTGGCAGTGCTTTTGTTAATTACAATGAAGTACCGAATGTTATCGAGATTATGCACACCAGTAAGTTCGGTATAATAAACGATGTTATACCCAATGTAATCTGGAAACGTGATGCACTGCAGGCTTATGCTGAATTTTCTGAAAGATTTGGTAAACCGCTAATCACAGCCACAACAAACAATAAAGCTGAAGCACCACGCATTTCTAAATCATTGGTTGAACTGGGTGATTCAGGTACTGGTGTATTGCCAACAGGCACAACAATAACAGTACACGATCTGGCAAACGCTGGTAATCCTGAAAAAACATACATAGAAAATGCAAAGCTTCAGGACAACCAGGTAAGTAAACGCTTTATCGGTTCAACTACCATTGTGGATGAAGGTGCGAACCGTTCGCAGACACAGGTACATATTGAAACGCTCGATGATAAGATTGCACAATCAGACAGGCGTAATATGATTTTCTGTGTAAATGATCAGCTTTTTCCAATTCTCAATAATTTAGGTTTTGACTTTGATACAGAAAAGCATGAGTTTGTATTTGACGAAACAGAAGATTTAACATTAAATGAACAATGGGAAATAACCAAAGGTGCAATCGAAGCTGGTTATGAATTGGATATTGACGAACTGGTTAAAACGTTCAATTTACCGATCACAGGTAAAAGGCAGGTGCAGAATCCGCTAAATACAGGCTTTTCTGCAAATTTTCAGTAAGGGAACAAGTAAGGGCTGGCTATGTTCCCAGATTGTATGATGATGATTGCCCTCACTGCAAAGGAAAACACCCAACTGCAGAAACAGATTTACCACCAGGTTACATGGATGATCTGGAGAAATTAAGATCATCCATCATTGAAAGAGCGATGAAAGGTGAAGATTTAGACAGTTTGCTTGATCTCACTGTAAAAACGCTTTCAGAACGTGTAATTGATTCTTATCAGGTTGCTGCAGAATTTAGCACACCTGATGCTGAAATGTTGACACGCCTGGTACGTGATGTATGGTATTTTAGCGGTGCAAAAAACTATCAGGAAATGCGTGATTTAACACTGCTATTGAAAGATGACAAAGGAAAGTTACGTGAATTTGATGATTTCAAAGAAGCTGCAGAAGGTGTAATTGACAGGTACAATGAATCCTGGCTGAAAACAGAATACAATTTTGCGGTTTCATCATCACAGAGTGCTGCACGCTGGGTTGAATTTGAGAAAGAAGCATCCATCATACCGAACCTGAAGTATCAAACAGTTGGCGATGATCATGTACGATTATCACATCAGGTACTGGATGGTATTATACGGCCTGTTAATGATAGCTTCTGGATCACTCATTACCCACCAAACGGTTGGGGATGTAGATGCGAAGCTGTACAATCACTGGATGGTTACGGTAAAGTTACACCTGATCACAATATTCCAGTTGTGGACATACCGAAAATGTTTGAAACAAACCTGGCTAAAACAGGCCTGATATATCCTAAAAACCATCCGTATTACAATGGTGTACCAAAAGCTGAAATAAGCAAAGCACTGGCATATTTGCCACCTAAAAATACATTTATTGATATTGACTTTGGTAATAATGTAATTCTGGATATACATCCTTTACATGGTGATAAAGAATTATCTGCAAATATTGATTTAACCAGGCTACTGAAAAGGTTTGATCCCAAAGCTGAAATAAAGCTGATGCCAATCATATCAGAAAAAGATATGAATGCCAGAAGGCTGTATTATCCCGAAACTTACTTGAAGAAATACCCTACCAGGAACGCAGATATTTTATACAACGGTAAAATCTTTGAACTCGAAAATGCGAATGGCAGCAAGTCATCTATACAGAACGCAATCAAAAACGGTAAAAAACAAGCTGATAACATTGTGATTCGCATACCTGACAGCATAGATATCAACCAGGCCGATCAGATAATTAAAGGACAATTAAATCATTACCGGGATACAGAAGATTTGCAGGTGTGGCTGGTAAACAGTAGTGAAAAGTTAGAGTATAAAACAAACAAAAGCAGCAATAACCGAAGTTAAGACTGCTTTTGGGAGGTTAGGCCCTCAGGCCCATCCATTACAAATATAGTAATTTTTTTAATATATACATAAATTATGGCAGGTATTGCAAAACTTCAACTGCTGATTGATATTAAAGAAAAGCTGAATGTTGGCTTTAATAAAGCTAAAAAAAAAGTTGATAGTGCTGTTAATGGCATGCAACGAAAACTTAATACAATCAGTCTAAACACGTCAAAAGCATTTGGTGCTATCAAAGATCAAATACCTGGTGTTGGTAGTGCATTGGGATTATTAGCCAATCCTTATGCAGCAGCTGCAGCAGCAGCGGTTGCACTGGCTGGCGCATTAGCCACGTGTACGGTAAAGGCAAATGAGTGGCATGAAAAGATGGCTGAAATCAACGTGACAGCCGAACTTTCAAAAGATAAGCTGGGTAAATTGTCTGATAAGCTACTTGAAATCGGAGGCCGTAACGTTGCACCATTGGAAGAAGTACCCAAAGCATTTAACCGTATTATATCTGCAGGTTTAAGTGTCAATGATTCATTGGCGACACTTGAACCGACTTTGCGTGCTTCAAAAGCAGGTTTTACTGATATTGAAATTGCTGCTGGTGCAGCAACTTCTGTAATGATGTCTACTGGTTACGATGCAAAACGTGTGTATGATATCTTATTTGAAACGGTAAAAGAAGGTAATGCTGAATTTAAGGACATTGCACAATATCTGCCAAAGGTTATACCGCTGGCAAAGAATGTCGGTTACGAACTCGAAGAAGTTGCAGGGGCTTATGCGATGCTTACAGGCCGTTTAAGTACCGAACAATCAACAACGGCATTGCAGGGTGTGATGCGTGCTTTGTCATCACAACGTGTGGCAATCGGACAAATAGACAAAGCGACTGGTAAGTATGTATCAGGTTTCAAATCTATCGGTATGGATGTTTTCGATCCAGCGACAAAGAAAATTAAGCCTATCCTGCAAATAGTTACAGAACTAAATCAAAAGATGGCAGGCTTATCTGATAAAGAAAGAATGCTTCAGTTTGATAAAATTGGGCTTGACCAGATGGGATCATTGGGTATATCTGCTTTGATGCAGGACATACCAGCATTGCAAAAAGCGATTGATGCAACAACAAATTCAGCAGGTTCATTGGAAAAAGCTTATACCGATTCATTGACACCAATGGAAAGTTGGAAGATCATCCAGAACCAAATCAAAGTTGAAATGATTCATATAGGTGAACTGTTTTTACCAATTGTATCAGCTATTGGTAATAAGATTCTCGAAATTATACAATACTGGAAAGATTTGTATAATAATTCGCAAATGTTCAGAGATTTATTAAGCGGTATAGGTATAACATTCGAATGGTTATGGAATATATCAATGATGGGTACAAAGGCTATTATTAATATAGTAACAATACTGTATAATGTTATTTCATCAGTTGTGGTTCGCATTGGTGACTGGATAGCCAAAGTAATGGGTTTGAAAGGAGGTTTTAAGGAACTGTACAATACGATTAGGCCTTATCTGATTTGGATAAAAGAATTTCTTACTGAAATAGGCAGTTTGATGTATGATATATTCACTTTCAACATAGATGCTGCCTACGATAAAATAAAGAACTTTAAACTGCCTGATATCGGTGAAATTAAACAAAGGGTGATAATTCAATCAGGCGAAGATGATGGTGATTTTTCGGGCGTACCAACTGGATCAGAGCCAACAGGTGCAGGTGCATTAACTCCTGCTAGTGGTAATTCGTCTATTGCTGAAGGTGTAAAAGGTATAAAAGGTAACAGCCAGACAAAGAATATAACTATCAATATTGATAGTTTCATTAAAGGCTTTTCACCGACACACCAATCTTTCAATAATATGAGTACAGACGAATTTGAACGCAAAATGACTGAAATATTTATGCGGGTTGTAAGAAGTGCCGAAACCTCAATGTAATATGGCTTATGAATAACAAAGTAGATATATCTGAGTTTACACGCAGGCTTGATTCTGTTTTGGAAACTTACAAAAGGTTACCGACCGAAATAGCAACCATTGCTGTAAATTTCAGTAAAGAACGTTTCAGGGATCAGGCATGGTTGGATGAAACAAAACATAAATGGAAGCCACGTAAAGCACAAAGAGGCCGTACAGGAAAAAGAAGTCAGACATTACTGGTTGATACTGGCAGGTTAAAAAGAAGCATCAGGAAGATTAAAGCTACAACAGATCATGTGATAATTGGTACTGATGTGCCTTATGCTGAAATACACAATGAAGGCGGTGAAATCAGGAAAACAGTGAATGTGAAATCACATGCAATCAAATCACATAGAAGAAAAGCATATACTAGGAATAGGAACGGACGTGCAGAACGTATAAAGGCCCAAACAATTAAAACTTATACTGTAAAAGCACATACCAGAAAAATGAATTTAAAGATACCTTCCAGGCGTTTCATGGGTAACAGCTATACACTTGCACGAAGGATAGAATTACATGTAACAGCACGCTTTGTCCGTGCATTAAGATAAATATATTATGATACTTACATTATTAAGTCTATATAAGAGAATCGAAGAAAGCAAAGCTTTATTTGATAAGTACGAATTAAGTTCTGACTGGTTCATCGATGTGTACCGATCACAACCGTTAGAGCCTGAATTATATGAATACTTTTCGTTACCTGCCATATTTGTTGATTACCAGTTGACAGGTCAAGGTGCGAAAAGTCCACGCCTGGTAACAATGACATTGCACACCATTACTGATGAAATGCCTGATGCTTCGAATATATCTATGCAGCGTGATTCTGGTTTAAAACGATTTCTTTATCACTTTGTAATACAAAAGATACTTGAAAGAAAGCCATTAGGCCGTACAACACCATTAAAATTTATATCTGAAGGTATTGTTGATGCACCAGTTATCAATTACCATACACAGGTATATGAGTTTGAAGCGTACCCTGAAGATTTAACAGGCACACCTGAAGAAATAGAATATGGCATGATCGAACTGATAAAACTGCAGGGTAATCTGTATAATAAGCTTCCTAAAACTTTGCAGGAATAG